AGGGCTCGTAGCCCTTTGCAGCATGCTTTAAGCATGCACAGACATCGTACGGTCGAAATGACAAGTAGATGTATGTTTCTGAATCCCACAAAGGAGAATCAAATGTCTGTCACACCTGGCCCCAGGACACGGTCTTGGGAGGTTCGCAAAGACGCTACAGCGGTTGGAGCGAAATATGACTTCAACACTGGTGCGTTAATAGCAGACCTCTCATTTACCTATGACTGGTGCACAACAGGTAATCTTATGCACGACGTCGTGACTGAGAATTTTCTGGAAAGGTCCCTCCGTGGTGAAATAATTAATAATCCCATGGATAAGATCGATTACCAGACTCTTATAACGCCGTCATATTATGAAAGTGTTTGGCCGCCTTATGCAAATCCACGTTATGTAAACCGTGGTGAGCGGGTATTTGAACGCGATTATAGTATAGGTTTCCTCACGGAAACAGATTCTGATCGTGCTGCTATACAGAGCGCGATTGAGTCTTGCACGACAGCTGCCTATGCAAAAGTTGATAGCACGACTGCTGCTCTCATACCGACTCTTTTCGAGTTGCGTGAGACTTCAAAAATGTTAGAGACTGCTGCTAGGAAGTTGCTCAATCTTCATGTGTTGTTAAAGAATTATAAGACACAGCTTGAGTTCGCAACCACGTGGAAGCGACTAAAGATGGTTGAGCAAGCGATTGAGAATACTTGGATGGAGATAAGACTTGGCTGGAAGCCGTTCTTTTTTGAGATCGGTAATCTTCACAAGGCCATGACAACTGTTGAGGCTTTTGCAGCTCGACAGACTTTCCGTTCAGGTACTCGTTTGACATTTCAGGGGGCAGACAATCCCTCTGCGGCGACAAGTGCTACGCGTGTAGATTTTCAGCGCACACACTTGGCGTTTGTCAACATCTCAGCAGGTGTTCTCTGTACTCAAAGGTATGGAGGTGTTCCCGACACTTTTGGATTAACAAAATTTCCGCAAGCTGTTTGGGAACTAACGAAACTTTCTTGGTGCGTCGACTATTTTCTGAATGTCGGCGAACTGATTGCGTCGTTTACACCTGATTCTTTGTGGTCTCCGATGACGAATTGGGCTGTCATACGTAAGAAAACAACAGACACAATAACGCTTACCGGGATTGAAAAATTAACTCCAGACTATTACATAAATGCCTGGAGCCCCGGATCAACAAAGCGTCAATCTGTTGAGGTTATACGTATCCCATATGTTCAACGGAGTTTTCTTCCATCCTGGCGGCCCAGACTTAACTGGGTTCGCAGTATTGACAGCTTTTTCGTAGCTCGCCAACTTTTTGGCAAGAAATTTATGAAAGGCATCATGAAAACACATGCCTTCGTAAATAAGCTACGGAAAAAGTAAAGGAGTATTAAATGATTAATACATTGACCCTGAGTTATTCAGAAGACGGCGTGGCAGCAGCTACGGATCACAATTACAGTAAGGAAACCTACCTGAAAAATCGGGCGGAACTCTTCTGTGATGAGTGGGAAGCTGTTGGGGGGGTAGGTCGCAATGACATTATCCTCATAAAAGCGCCTGCAACACCCTCAAAATCTTCTTTTGGTGTTGAGCGCCTTGATATTAATATGGGACAGGCAGTTACTGTTCCTAACCCTCAAGGTGCAACAAACGCCGCCGTGGCAACGTCCAAAACTTGTTTCTCTCTCCCGGATGGTATTACGCCGGCTGAGAGGCTTGAGTTTTACAACAGATTTGTTGCTCTTGCATCAAGTGACGAGATGAAGAACTTCATTCTTTTCGGCACGTATTAAGATGCTTTATCATTGCATCAATCTGTTAAATAAGTTCCTCCTTTGGGTTGTAGACGCATTCATTTCGGTCTGCGACTTCATTATAGGTGGAGCGACTTAAATCCCTAATCCAAGGAGATTTTTATGTTGTCAAAGAAGAAAAAGAGATCTAAGACGTTATCATCCCGACGAATGCCAAAAGATTTTCATTGGCAACTACTTTCGTCAGTCCTCACAGATCTCTGTGAAGATGATGTCTCTCTTGAGGAATACACCCGCGACCTGCGGGGTATTATACGGAATAGGGACATTCCTGCCTATATCGTATGGTGCAAAGATCATGACCTGAGCACTGAATACTGTCCTTCGTGGGCAGATTGTATAAACGGGTCCTCTGATTATCAAGTACGAATTATTAGGAAAATTAGATTATTATCTTTTTTGAAAAAATTTGATTTTCCTGATAGTCCCTTCGACAAAGAAGCGACAGCCTATGCGAATTTTGTATTGGCTGAAGCCAAGTGTCAGACTGTTAACCACGATCCTTTGTGGGAGAAGTTTGACAAAACGGACATCGTAGACGGTGAACACTGTCTTGATGAAGTTTTTCTCTATCCGGTTCTCCGGCATGCGAAAGATTTTATCCGCCGAGTCTTAGGGCCACTTGATATTTCACTGATTTTTAATCAGTCGTATCACGGTCCAGGCGCTACTGCCGATAAGAAAGGGGACAATTCGATTCCAATCGAAAAGTTTCTTCCACCTTTTGGCGTTACGTCTGGAGCTAGAGAGTTGTTTGAGGATGTTTTACTCCTCGACAGGCGTTGGTTTCGCTCTCTCGTGCAAAACACGAAGGCAAAACTTCAAACTGACGCTTCGTTACTAGAGCTCGACTTAACACCGCATAATTTGGTTTCATCATGCGTGGTCCAAGTTGAGTCCAGTCGACAGCTCTTTGTTCCAAAGGATAGCGAAAAACTTAGAGGCATTTCTGCTGAACCAACCGGTAATGTTTTTCTCCAGTTGGGTGTTGGGTCTCATATTGCCAATCGCCTAAAAGCGTACGGCGTAGATATTTCAACACAGATCAAAAATCAGCTCTTGGCACACTCAGGCTCACGTGATGATAAAACATCTACGTTGGATCTAAAGATGGCCAGTGACTCTATCGCAATTGTTCTTTTGCGACTTTTTCCTGATGAGTGGGCAACGCTTCTTAAGCGGCTACGCACACCCATTGGAACTTTCAAGGACGGTACATCTGTCGTCTTTGAAAAGCTATCTGCCATGGGTAATGGTTTTACTTTTGGAATTGAAACTCTGATATTTGCGAGTCTCATTTATGGGGTTTGTGAGTATTTGGGAGAAGATTTCAGAAGTATACAAGAAGAAATCGCTGTTTATGGGGATGATATTATAATCCCTAGTCGTCTGGTTCTGGACGTTACATACGTTCTTAAGCGTTGTGGTTTTTCGCTGAATAAAGAGAAATCTTTTAGCAGCGGACCTATACGCGAATCATGTGGCCACGATTACTTCATGGGTGAACTGATCACTCGCCCAACCATTAAAAAACCAGTAACTGCTTTATGGGAACTTCACAGGACCCATAACCTGCTCTACCTCTGGTCGGATGCTTATAAGATTCCCTTAAATGGGTCTCTGGCTCTTACCAAAAAGTACGCAGCAGTTGTGAATTACGGCCCTCCTTCCGAGGATGTCGTAGCATGGTTCTTTTCACTTACGCCTACTACGTGTCCGAGTTTCAAACACGAGGATGCAATAAAGTGGCAGACACCAGTCTATCGACTTAAAAGGTTGCGGGTTACACATCCGTCACCCGAGAGGTTGAAGATTGACTATGGAAGATTCCATGCCCTTCTTTTTCTCACGAGAAGACGTTCACATGCAAAACACTGGACAGAACACTTCTTTCCTGAAAAGGCGTGCTTCATTGCCGATTCTGTAGAGAAGGACCCATTCGGTTTTGTCACCCGACAAAACTGGGACGATTCTGGCTTCGCGTTTATGAAAATGAAAACGCGAGTGTTGCAATCCGTGGTCTCTCTGCCATACTACCTGTGGCGGACAGATGCGACAAATAAAGACTCAGAC